CTCCGGTCAGGCTACGCCCGCCCTACATGCCCCCAAACCCGCGTTCTCATCCTGATTGACGCTGGATTCTCATCTTGATTGTCGCGCTGCAGCGGGCGGTTCAGCACGCGCCCAGCTATCTGTACGAGCGTCGGCCCCGCCTGCGCCACCGCAGAGTGTTCAACATCTGGCGGTTCCGTCATCGCATCCCTCCTGTTCCAAGCGCAAAGCGCCGAGGGCCACAGCCCTGTTGCTGGGCGCATTGATCTTCAAGGCCCCGAATGACGACCAGCAATCTGTCGGGATAGGCCCGGTGATAAGTCACCGACCGCTCTACCCCGTTCGATCCCGCCCGGAAGCGCACCTCCATGGCCCCTTCACCTGCAACGAGCCGGACATAGACCTGCCGCAGGCTGGCGGCCGCCGCGCAGGGATCGGCCTCGTCAATACTGATGGTCATGCCTCGTCCCCGTCGCCCATACTGTCATTTTCATCTGCGTCAGCCGCACTCAGCCCACCGCCCTGCGCCCCCATCATCTGCGGCTCGGGCAGGCCATATTCGGCCCGGAGCGCCTGTTCCTGCGCCAGTTGCTGGTAAACGTCGTCCACATCCGCCCCAAGATCGGTGCAGATCATCGCATCCGACATGACACCAAGGCGCTTCCAGACCTCGTGTGCCTTGGCTTTTTTGAGATCATCAGCCTGCGGACGGGGATCACCCCGCCAGTCCGCCCGGCACGCAGCCGTGCGATTGGTCATGAACCCGGCAATCCCACCCGGAAAAGGCAGCGTTCCCGCCTCGATCTCTTCCTCGAGCCAGGCCTCGAAGATCGGCTGGCAGAACGGCGCCATAATGTTGCGCCGCCGGGCTTTCGTGATCGCGAAGATCTCCGTGGTCGCCGCCTGCAGCGAGGAATAGGTCGCCCCCACATTGTCGCCGGTCGCACTTTCATAGGTCAGCCCGAGGCAGCGCGCGAGTTCCCGAAGCAAATGCATCGCAAAGGCGGCATAATCTGAAGACGGGTGGTTGCTGGTGTGGAACTTCAGCTCTTGCCCCGGAAACAGATGCGCCAGCCGCCCATTGATCCCCACATCCAGCGTGCTGTCGTCATAATAGCCGGCGACCATTTCGATATAGGCCTCCATCGGCGAGATGCCTTGCGCCAGCATCTGGGCCTGTTTTTGTGGCGTCAGCAGCCCCTGCAACACCTGTTCCGTTGGCTCATCCGAGGTGATCGTCACTGCAAACAGCGTCTGCACAATCGCCGCCATCAGCGTGGCGTCCGCCAGCTGGTCGAACTGCCGGGCCACCTGCAGCGCGGGAACCAGCGGCGAGATGCCTCGGTGTGTACCAGGCGCGCCCTCGAAGATGTGGATCACCCGTGGTCGACCCGCCCGGTCGCGGGCGCGCACATCGTATTCTACATCATGCCGGAACAGGTCCTTGCGGATGGCGCGGTAGCCCACGGGCATGCCGTCGGCATCCGTATAGACCCCGTTGATCAACCGCTTCATGCTTTCCGTCTTGCGCGACAGACGCTGCGGCGGCAGCAGTCGCACCTTCGTGCCGTAGCGGTTCCACGGCCGCTTGCGCCACGGGAGCTCCGCGAGGATTTCGCCCGTCACAAGCCAGGATCGAAACGCCGCTGCCTGCATCTGGCCAAAGGTGCGCAGGCCCTGAATGTCGCATTCCTGCGCGTTACGCGCCCAAAGTTCGAACCGGCGCTCCACTGTCTTCGCCCAGTCAGATGCTTGGGCTGGCGTCATACCGAAGGTTTCATTTTCCGGCAACACCTTCAGTTGCAGCCCGGTGCCCACGGTATTGGCGACGCATTGCTCCATCGCGCCCGCAAGCCAGCCGCTGTTGTGCAACAGGTCGCCCACCCGCGCGGCGGCATCATCCCAGGCCTCGCCAATATCATCCTGGCTCTCCCGCAGCGCAGGCTTCCAGCCCGCGAAGGTCACGCCGCGCCCGCCGCGCATGTATTTGCCCGAGGGCTTGGGGAGGGTCATCCCCTCAGGCCCTGCCGGTTGAGGCAGCGCCTCGGCCAGCAGATCTTTGAGCTTTGCGATCACGGTCATGTGCTTTACCTGTTTAACCGGCTGCCCTGGCGTGCAAATCGCCCGCGCAGCGCGCCGCTGCCGCCACGGATCTGGGAGGAGCGTGATGTCGGCAGCGGCGTCCCGTGTGGGTCTGGCTCCGGTGCGGCCACCATTGACGGGTCATGCCCGTCGGGCACCGCCGCCTCGATGGACAGCTTGCGCTCCACCCCTTCCGGGATCCGCTGAACGTTCAGCGTATAGCCGATCGCAGCGCAGAGCGCCTCGCAGTCGAGAAAGTGGTTGTTGCGCGAGCGTTTCACCCAGACCGGCTTGCCCTGCACAACAATCCGCGCCTCCGAGGTCAGCTGCTTGCAATAATCCTCGGACACCGCCTCATGAACATGAAACGCCCCCGGCTGATCAGCGGGCGTGCGGATGCGCGACATCACCAGCGATTTGAAGAAATCCGTCGACAGCGTCACCAGATCGATCGAGTAAAGCGCACGTTTTCCGTCCGGCTTCACCTCGATCTTGGACACCCTGTAAGGCGGGTTTTGCTGATCCCGGCCCTTTGTGGGTGAACAGAGCCAGCTGTAGCGCCGACAAAACTCATAGACCTTGTGCTCGTTGCCCAGTTCCGGCTTGTCGGGCCGAAACCCTGAATCCACAAACACCTTCTCGATCTGCATGCCTCCCAGCTGCGTCAGCATCAGGTCCGCCAGCGCCGACCAGACATCGTCATCCTCCGTGGGCCCATAAAGCTGACCAAACTCCACCAGCCAGGACGTACCGCGCGCGCCAAAGGCCCGGATCACATAGACCAGGCTGAACTTTTGGACGTCCACGCCCATGACGAGACGCAGCCCGCCTGCGGGTACATCGCCCGGCCGATACGGCTGGCGGCGCTCCATGATTTCCTGCCAGTCCGGCACATCGCCCGAAGCGGTCATGGCGTAGCATTCGCCAAAGCCCGCGTTCATCGCGGTCTGGATCCGGCCGTGGTCGCCCGATTGCAGCGCCGTGAGGTACGTCTCCGCCCTCTGGCCCCAGGTAACGAAGGGCGAGCACAGGCCCGAGGTCCACATCGACAGCGTCGAGCTGTCTGCGGGCGCGCCAGTGACATGCGGCGCGTCGTCCTTCAGCGTTACCGTTTGTCCAGGTGCCACCATCGTCCCACGGACGTTCATCCAAACCTTGTCAGCCTCGCCGTGCTGGCCCCCGCAGCGCGGGCATTCCAGCGTTGCGGCCTGCTTGGCCTGCGACGGTGTGGCGCGCTCGGGCCAGCGCAGCTGCTTGAACCGCGGGATGAAGAAGTCCGAGCAATGCTTGCAGGGCCAGGCCCAATGGTGCCGCGTGCCCTCCTGCCACAGTTTCCAGATCGGGCTCTCAACATCATCCGGTGCCGAACGTGCCCAAAACTCCAGACCGCTGCCCTCATCCGGTTCGATTTCCACAAGACCTCGCGCCGGTGTGCTGGTGATGGCCGTGACAAAATCCGCGTAAGTTTCCCCCCGCGCCTCCACCAGACCCAGAACATCGCCCTGGCCTTTCACATTGGCCATCATCTCGTCGTATTCGTCGATGAGGGCGAGCGCGGCCGGATCGGATTTCAGCGCGGTCGAGGACCCTGCATGCGCGAGACGCAGCCGCACGCCTGCCACATGCTTCAGCGTTTTCTTCATGCGACGACCGCGCACCACCTTATTGGCCAGCGTGTCAGCCTCATCCAGAAGCGCCATCAGCCGCGGCTCAAACTGATCCGTCAGAAACTCCTTCGTCGGGCCCACATAAAGGATCGGTGCCGGGCGCTGATCGAGCCGCGCCCCGATGATATCGAGCATGCTGTCGGTCTTGCCCGATTGTGCCGAGGTCACCGCCACCACCCGGCGATAGCCGCCGTGATGCACGGCAGCCGACCACGGGATCATATACGGCGTCAGCTTTGGGTCACGCGGACCGGGAATACCGGCGGTTTCGGGATAGATGCGGTGGGCCGCGGCCCAATCCGCCGGATCACGCTTCTCGCTCGGCCTCCAGATCGCCGCTGCCAGCGACCAAAGCTGTACCCGCTTTTTCTGCGGCCCCTGCAATCCGTTCCAGCGCGCCATCGATCACCTCTTCGAGCGCGCGCCGCGCCTCCATGTCGCGCGTGTAGCGCGCAGCAAGCCCCGCAAGCTCCGCCCGCACCAGCGCCGCCATCTCGCCCACCACGGCCTTTGCATCCTCCATCGGGATCAACTCCCGGCTGCGTTCCTGAATCCTGAGTTCAATCTCACGCGTGCGCGCTTCCGTGGCCCGGCTTGCCACCGCGGCCTTGTTGTTCTTTGTGAGCTGGTCTTCGTAATAGGCCAGC